AAGCCATTCGCAAACATCAACATCTGTGTAAACGATGTCTTGTTTGTTACTTACACAAGCTGCCTTATAACCAATGTGCACTAATTGCACAATCAATTCCAGGTCAAATTGTGTCTTACTTAAGGTCTCAAAATACTTGTCAATTGTGATGTTGTTTTGTTTGCAAAACTCACGCATAGCCCAAGTACCCCATTTTAAATCAATGGTTTTGTTCTTCAATACTAATTTAAACATAACGTTTTTTTATTTATTATACTGTTTCGGTTTGTGTTAATGGAGGTAAAGCCACAACAAATGTTGCACTAAACTTAACATCATCTTTATCAGCAGCGTTTACATCAAAGTTGCTAATGAACACAGTTCCAGAGTAAGTGATGTCTCCAGCAGCTGGACTCGCCTTACCCATTTTCATTGGGAAAATAGTACCAGCAGCGTGAGCCGTGTAAAGTTGTTGATAAGAGTCTTTAGCTGGAGTTCCAGTCTCATCGATAGCAAACCCCTCTCCTCTAAAAGATTGGTTGAATGCTGGACCAGGTTGGAATTGATCTCCACACTTAGATGTTGCATCAATTGTGTTTACAGTTGATGTTAATGAGTTTGAAGTTAAACAAGCAACTGGCTTAAATGTGCCATCGTTGTCTATGTCAGCTAATAAGATGTAATCCCTTGCTGATACTTTAGTTTCTGCCATTGTATTTAATTTTGAGTTATTGTTAAATTATATGTTATTAATGTCCTAAAAACGTTGTCTAAAGGGTTTAAGCCGTCAATGTTTCTTATACTTTGAACAAACAAACTGGTGGAACCCCATCCAGCTGGTAATGTTATATCAGTATCGGAATTGATTTCCGTTAACACCAAATTGCTTATTTCTTCGGATCGTTTATACCCAAAGTTAGCATTTTTTGTGACAATGTCCACGCCAATAGAAATCGAGTTTGTATAACCACTTTTGCCATCCTCTTGTGATGATGTTCTACTATCTAAAATGATGTATTCACTCCCAGCATTATCTGGGGCAAAACCATCATATACACTCAATCCAGTGGCACTTGCTAAATGGGTGTAAAACCATTTCTTTATTTCAACATTAGGATTTAGCATCTATTAACTTTTTTAATCGTTCAAACAATTTTGGTTTTTCCTCCTCATAAGCTGGTATTAAAAATGGTTGAGCCCTTAATCCGTTTCTCAATATTTTTATTGCTATATAACGAGCCATTTTCTCATCTTGTGATTTTTGAACACCACGACTTCCAGTTCTTCTCTGTGTCTTTACACTATAAGTACCAGCCAATCCCTTTCTCTTTACCCATAAGGTTAAGGCTTGTATCATATCCTCCAAACTCCCACTCCCTTTGCCTTTATATTGAGCAGCAAATTGTTCAAATCCTGGAGGGATTTCAACCTTGCCACCAGTACCAAACTCAACATAAGGAGCATAAGATGCTTGGGCAACAACCGAGTGAGTCAATGGACTTGATGACACGGCATGAATGCTTTGTCTTAAAGTACCCAAGTTTACTGGGGCTCTCCTTTTTGCACCTTTCTCGATATTCATTGTGGATGCACTTAACTCCAAAGCAACCTCCGTTTGTAGGTTATTTTCAAGTTTCTTTAACTTGTTTTGCAAGTTCTCAAGACCACTAAGATTAAGTGCAAATCCAGCCATTATGCGTACATTATGATTTCCCAAAATCGATGAGCATTGTCCACATCCTTAATTGAATGGATTGTGTAACGTTGCCCCTCAACTTCGAGTTGGTAATTGTCAGTTATTGTTAAATCCCATCTTATAAAAAGTTTAGCCATTCGAGTAAAACTCAACTCACTTTCCAAAAGGGCTCTGTTTTGCTCTTGTGGGCGATAATCTCCCCAAACAGTCTGTTGTAAGGCAAATGTGGTTGTGTACCCACCTTGACCATCTGCAACCCTTGTAGGGGCATAAACTTCAACCAACCTTGTCATTGAGTTGGCATCAACATAATTGTCTTTGTGTAAACCTATTCTCATTTTATAAAATTGGGCTTGTTCTTGTCCATCTTTGACACGCTCTCATTGTTTTTTCACATATTCCCATGTCATTTACATCCATTCCTCTGTTCTCATAATCATAGTTTATTTGATCTAACATTGCCACCTTTAAATCAGTAGGAACACAATCAAATCCAGCAATGTAAGACATCTTGATTTCCCCATAAAGAGGGTATCTCACGACTGGATATTGAGCACCCATTAAACGATAAATATTAGATGGAATTTGAGTGTTTTGATAATCCCACATCCCCAATATGTATGATACTGGTCCAAATGGCAATTGGAAGTTACCTCCAGCATTATTGAACCACACATCCACTTGACAAGGAACTAATTTTAGGTTTGTCACTTTCTCAACGATTTGTCGTGCTTGAATAATCAAATCAACAAACAAATCATCCTCAACATCATTGCTCACTCTGCAATATTGCTTAGCCTCTGCAACTGTAATACATTCAACAGTTGGAGTGTTGTTTTGGATGACATAATCTATTTGATAACTATACATTTCTTATGTTTTTACAAATTTACTCTTTTTTTATAAAACAAAAAGGGTGCAGCGGTTAAGCCACACCCTTTGGGGGATATTCACTAAATCATCCAAACTATGCGTTCATTGTAGCGTAGATAGCAGAGTTAGCCAACATTAAGTTGATTTCTTCCATGCACTCAATTCTCGCAGTGATCAAGTTCTTTTGGAAGTTTGTTCCATTCTCGTAAGAGAACTCGATTGCTAAAGATTCGGTTTCTACTCTCTCGATGTAGTCGTTGTCGATTACTAAAGCCTTGTCGTTAGTTACCCAAGATGCAGATACAACTGGAACACCCCAGATTGTCATGCCACCATTAGGATTAACAATTACAGATCCGTTACCAGCATAGTAACCAGCAGTTACAGTAGCTTTCAATAACTTACCCATTTGAGCCTCACTTACTAACACATAAGATGCGTTGTAGTTAGCAGCTTTTTGGTTACCGATGTAGTCGATTAATTGTAATAAGTCGTTAGTCTCAGCAGTTGTAGTGCTACCAGTTGCAGCAGCAGAAACAGTTGCGAAGAATAATGCGTTCTCTTTCTTAAAGAAATCTCTTTGTAACAAACGAGGTAAAGTTTGAGAGATGAAAGGTAAAGACTTGCTCATTTGCTTAGAGAAAGTTGTAAAACCAGCGATGTAGTTTGTAACAACTTTAGTTTCAGTTAATGCGTAGTTGTTTTCGCCTTTATCGTTACCCTCTGTTTGCTTACCGATGTTGTTTGTTTCGCCAGTATCTTCAGCATAGTACACATACAATCCAGTTGTAGAACGAACTGTTGGCACTAAATCTCTAAAGTTGATCTTTTGAGATGGGAAAATAGCTTGGTTAGGAGCATATGTAGCTACTGGATCACCAGTTAAGCTATTGCTTAATAACATTGTTTTTACCTCTGGTAATTCGATACGATAAGAGCCAGAAGATGATTTTAATGCCATCTCGAACTCGCCCATCTTACCATCTAATTTCTCAAGGATCATTTGATCGATAGTCTTAGATTCTTTCTTAGCTTCAGCTTTCTTTTGAGATGCTAATACACCATCAATTTGCTTTTGCATTTCATCCTTAACTACATTGATTTCACTCTTGATTTCAGTCTTTGCTGATTCAATTTCGTTAGCAACATCACTCTTGATGCCCTTAACGTTTTCAGCCATTTGGCTGATTTGGTTTTCTAATTCCATTTTTTACTTTTTAAATAGATTGTTAAATTGTTGGATTGCCTTTAATACTTGCTCGTTATCTTCTTTCTTCTCATCAACTTTCGGCTCAATTGATTGCTCGGATTGAGTGATTTCATCAACGATTTGAATTGCTAATAATTCAGCTTGTATCTTTTTTATTTCGATTTCCATCAAAGCAAATGTCTCATCGGTAAAACGACCAGACTTAAATGCCTTTGATAGTTTCTCTAATCGGTCAACTAATTGTTCTTTTTTAACCTCGCCTTTAACATCTAAAGTCGGAGTCTCTGGGTTCGCAGCCCATAAAACGGCTGATCCCTCATACAACTTCAATTCTGTGATAGTTCTAATTCCCTTTTTGTCAACGTTTGATTGTAAGGTACTAAAGCCAATTGAATGTTGGTTGATTAACCCAGCATCGTACATCTTGATCATGTCTTCGCCTTTCTCGGTTTCAACAATTGGAGTGATTGCAATAAGCATATCGCCCTCGATGTATAATTGTTCTGGTTTACCAATTACGGCATCCATTTCGGTGCAATGATCAACCAAAGACCAAACTAAGTTTTTGCCCATTGGACCTCTTTCCTTGATAGTCTTTGTAAATGCCTCTGGAACGATGATGTCATTGTCAAGATCAACATTGCCACATCTTGCCCATACGGCTTTAACTCTACGTTGTGCCATGTCAACATCCATCACAGAGTATGGAGTGTCGCCCTTTTGGATAAGTATATCTTTAGATTGAAATGTTTTCATAAGC